AACTGGTGCTTCTGAATCTTTAAATTTAAATCCAGTTTCACCAACATCTTTACTTCCTAGTGTAATGTTAGCACTTCCAGCATTACTTAAACCAGCTCCAACATTTTTACCCACTGTAAAATTAAAAGAACCACCATTAGGACTGCTACTATGTGTAACTCGTAAATAAATAGTACTATTGTCCCACTTGTCACCAACCCATGGTGGACCGTCAAGAACAAGTTGATCAGTTCTCCCGTTTACAGCACTAGTATGTGAATTGGTTAGCATAAACCAATTTGTAGCAGCTGGAGATGCTACAGAACTTGGGTCATGAGAATAATAACCAGTTTTAATAGAACCAAGTGTAGTAGCTAGTTTATCTTTAGACATTTCATTATAGAAAAATGTAAAATCATCTGGTAAAGAACTAAAAGCAGCATTTGTAAAGTTGTAAACATTTCCTAAATATCCAACTAAAGTAGTACCGTCAACTCTATTTAATCTAATAGTATTAGCACCTACTGAAGCATCTGTTGCTCTTTGATTACCAGTTGACATACTTGTTCCATATCCAGATCTAAAGGAATTTGATCCAATACCCACTGGATACAGTGGAGATGCATAGAGATTATATCCTTTTGTCTGTAAAACAGAAGCAAAAGCATCTGCTAATCCATAAAGCCTAGAACCATAAGCTCCAGTAGTTTGAGAAGATGGTTCACCGTAATGACAATTAGAATCTCCTACAAACAGGATATCAACCGAATCTCCGTTTTTTAAATCTTCAATAAATTTAGCTGCTACTGTAGATCCTTTAACACAATTTTTAATCGAATAACCCATAATAATTCCCCTTTATTTTATTTTCTTTTGTATTTTTAAACCAGTCTTATGATAATCTTTTTCAAAGGCTGATAATCCTCCATTACCATTTAAATCTCCACCGTTGTAAAGAATTAAAACATTGAGACTAATAGTAGAATCAAAAATTGTGGTGGTTGAGGATGTTAACTGTGTAAATACTTGAGAAGCTGGATCTCCTGTTCCTGGTATATATGGATAAACTGGTGTAGCAGCACTTGAATTAGTAAGATTTATTCCACTTGGATTAAATAAATCACTATACTGTACTCCTGGCCATCTTGTAGAAACATTAGTTGTTACTGCACCAGCTGTTTGATACATTCTCATGCCTTTAAAAATTGCAATAGATTGTTGTTTGGTTATTTGAGGCATATTCTATATATCTTTCTTAGTAATTTTGACTTACTGGTGTACCTAAAATAGTCATAATTGCTACATCATTTGATGCAGCAGAAGAAACAAAGTATTTTCCAGATTGAAGTTCATTAAGTGAAAAAGGAATTCCTTGTGGAATAGCAATTCTACCTTTACCATCAAGCCAGATATACCCATATAAATTAGCTGGGGTTGCACTAACAACAGAAACAAAAGTTTGACCAGTATTAGAATGTGTAATTGGTGTCCACATTGCTGTAGCAGCTGCTGTAGTTTGAGCACTTAAATATGGCATATTAATTGTATAATAGCCTCTATTATCATTATTTGTTGGTATAATTCCTGGTTGTACTTTAGCCGTTACACCAGTTAATGATCCTGGATCAGTATTTAAAGTAATTATAGTTGATGTAGTTGTATGAGAAGCAGAACTTACAGTTGTATAAATACCATTTGGTACTTTATTAGTATCACTAGAATTAGTAATGTGGAATTGTTGAGTAGATACAGTAGCAATAGCGGCTACTGGAATAGCTGCATGGGTTAACGTTAGTTGATTAGAAGTCCAACTCATACTAGTAACGTTGTAGCTAACTGGACTTTTAGTATCTATAATTCTACAACCATAATTAAATACTGCTCCTCCTGGTAAAAATAAAAAAGGAGCTGTTTTTATGGCATTAATAGAGGTTGCAGCAGTAACAATAATTTCTGTGAAATCTCCAGTTCTTAGGGTTACGTTACCAGCACTACTGGATGTAATATTTAATGTTTCCTTAAAGGTAAATTTTCCATTAATGGGTGTCATTTCTTACCTCCGCATCCACAGGACATTTTGGGTTTTTTATTTGATTTGGTTTTCTTTTTCTTAGTCATAGTTCTCTCCTTTTGTAAAATCCTGGGAGGAATAATTAAATCCCTCCCAAGGCATCAGCACTTCTTGCCTTTACCCATCTTCTTTGGGGCAGCCTTCTTAGCTGGTTTCTTTGCTTTCTTCATCATGGATATATCCTCCTGTCCGAATCAATGATTCTAACTCCTTGGTTATTTGTTGAATCCCTTGAGAGTCTTAGCTAGGTTGCACTGTCGTTTACTCTGGGTAGTTAACTTACCACCTTTGCAGTAGGATGAGATAGACTTTCCTGCTGCCTTGGCTTTCTTAGTCAAGGCTCCTGGATGTTTAATAGCACCCTTAATCCAATTCTTTTTACTGGCCATTTAATACTCCTTTAATTACAGCATTGCTTTGGGTTCCTGTTACAAAAGAACCAGCAAGGCTACTTCCTATGATTCCACACTCATCACTAACAAATAGTCCAGTCAATGATGAATCATTTTTGTTCATCATATACACAGTCGTTGTATCAAATGGTGCAATCACTTTGAAGTTCAAAGTGACAATCAGATTTTCCTTATCAATAAAGGTCTTGTCACCTAGCACACTTAGCCATGTATGTGCCGCGTTACCGTCTTTAGGAATAGTTGCTTCATTTATAGATGTTGCGGCAATTCCACCAATATAACTTGATTGCGATGGTCTTGCTCCTGTTTTGTCTATTCCCATAAATTCTATCTTGGTTTTGTCCCATCCAAAAATAGTGAATACGCTGCTGATGCTTTGTGGTTTGGTTTCATTTTTAATGAGAACTTTTACTGGAACAATATCACCAACCTTGAATTTAGTCGTAGGAGCAGAAAGAGTATGAGATACTTTGTATTCTGCACCAACACCAAACTTAATCGCGTTTACGCCGTTTCGCGTTTCACTCAGAACATTTGTTCCGATTGTTGGGCTGCCATCAATTTTTGTTTTTGTTTCAACACCATTTACAGTTACGCTTGGAAGAATCTTGATGTCAGTTAATTGACTAGTAGGATAATAGAAATCACCCTTTACCTTGAAGCGAAGAGTTCCCATCAACCTAAATGCGTTTGCCCACATGTATCCATCAAAATTCCACTGATAGTACATTGGTTTTAGTGCTGGAATTCTTTTTTCTGGCACAGGTAGTGCTTCAGCATGGAACAGCAAAGTCCCGTCTTGTGGCAATGCTGATTCATTTACTCCACCAGATAGTTCAGGTGCAACTAGTCCGCTTTTTGCTCCATTCATAACAGTAGTGTCGTATCCAAATCCACCTACTGCTGGAGGAAGTAATTCAAAGATATTGCTGTCCCAAGACACAATGAAGTCTCCACCACGGAATATACTCCACATGCTTACGGTTTTGCCGTCTACCACCTTTGTCTTTGATATGGGTTGAGCAAGAATGCGTACTTCTACAGTGTCACCTTTCTTGGCAACTGTTCCGTTTTTGTTCTTGCCATCCCAATCTTTATTTGACCACTGTGACTCTAGTAGTATTCGATAAGTCATCGAAGGATCAATGTAATATGGAGTAAGTACATACGCCGGAGGTACTGGAACCAGTTGTATTGTTCCGTCTGGCTGAACAACTTTGTTTGGTGGTACTTGAGTATAGGCAAGAGTATTACAAAATAACACTAATAAAGTAATTAAAAGTTTCATTATATCTCCTTATTCAAAATATCCAATTACTGTTACTTGTCCTCTAAAAACAAGAGAAGCTGTATTGGTTCCGTTTAACTGTTTAAGAGCAATCTGAAAGTAATTACCATTAGGTACAAAAATAGGAACATCATCAAAATTATATTCAAATCCAGGAGATAAAGTTCCTACTGGAGCTGCGGCTAAAAATGATTGAACACCTAAAGCATGTCTACGAGGACCAATGACGTTTGAAGAATCAGTTTGAGCTAGAGAAATTGCTCCATTTGTTCCACATGACCAAAAGAACATTGTAGCATTACCAACAGCAGCACCTGTTACTGCCATAGGAGAAACAATAACTTTGGTAATATAGAGATTTTTTCCATTTACTGTAGGACTACCAGTTGGAACTTGGTAGTTAAATAGTAACCAATCAGTTTCATTGGTTGCTGTAGCAGCAAATTGATATTGTCCACCTAAAGCTGTATATGATGCTGCTGTATTACTTAATGTTGCAGAGGTTGGAACTGTACTATTAGCAAAATTAGCTGTTTGAGCAGCAGCTACACCATGAGGAACTTGAATTGAATTAAGACCAGAACCAGATAGAGTATGACTCCATTGTTTTGAAATATTCTGATCACCAGAAGAAACATTAATATAACCAATTTCTAATCTTCTAGCAGTTGAAGCAGCACCAGATGGATTTCTAATTCGACTAAATACAGGAGCACCAGAAGCCATGCATAATGCTGGTTGATTATCTGGACATGTAATTTTAGCTACCATCACATCATTAATCCAGAAGGTTGCAATATCATTATGTAAGATAATATAGTAATGATTGCATTCACTAGCAGAAAAACTTCCTGCATCTCTTGCTGGAACATTAGTAGTAACAATAGTTATTTCTGTTTCTACACCGTTAGATGAAGCCACTCCTTTTAACTGCCCAGCATCGTTCCTTCTCCAAAAAACTCCATCTGTTGGAGCGGCTGAAGAAAGTGGAGTATATCCAATACCCCACTCAGAAATAACATTTGTTGCGGTTTCATTGGCTTCTCTTAGCCAAAAGTCTATATAAAGTGGATAACTACCAAACATAGGAAATGTTCGTTTAGTTACATGAGAAGTATAAGAACCAGATGAACCAGTAACAGATGTCGAATTATGAATATAGTATGGTGAAGTTCCACCTAAAGCATATGTTGAGTTTAACTGAGTAAATAACTGAGTAGGTGCATTTGTATTTTCAAAGGAATAAGCAAATAAACTTGTATCTACACCAACCCTTAATCTATAATCATCAGATACTTCAATTGCTCTAGCAGTTGCAGTTCCAAGGACAGTTCCTTCATCAACCTGTGAAGCCGATAATACAAAGCCAGCATTAGCAGCTTGTTTAGGAGTTACAACTTCAAGTTCGTAGTTTGATGATACATTAACTTTGTTTACACTAGATCCACCGCCAGCAATATTAACAGCCATTTATCTCTCCTTATATTCCTTTGCAAAGTACATTGTAAGTTCCATATGTTCCATTAGGAGCATAGGCTTGAATTGTAATACTAGAACCAATGACTCGCTTGGTAATAGCAAATCTTATTTCCTCAATAAGAGCATCTTCAGCGGTATGATCCGTACTACTTGTTGGTTCTAAAATTAATGCAGTATTTGATCCTATCCAAGTTAAACCAGATACAACAGTTTCTGCTCCTGTAGAATTAGGATTACTACCAAAATCTAAAGCAGCAGTAACTGAATTAACTAATACTGCTGCACCAGGTGGTTTATTTTTCCATAATCCAGTCGTAAGTTCATAAGTTAAAACATCATTATTAGCTGGAGATGTGATTAATACATCATGAATTTCATCTAATTCCTGACCATTAGTAATCTTTACATAGACAGAACCAGCTCCACCGCCAGCTTTCTTTACTAACCAACCTAAATGAACACCATGTGCTGGTTGTGTTGGTCTAGTTGTTGTCATTGCTCCAGTAGTTTCAGATAGCCAGATAGCAGAACCTTCAGATCCAGCAAGAGTATTAGTAGTAATGCCTTTAAGATAACCTTGGGTAATAATGTAACCTTCTGTATTGTTATCTATATCTTCAGCGGCTAAACCAATAGTAGTAGCTGCCGTAGCTTCTACTGAAGCATCTGCTAATCCTACCGTAATATGTGAAGCACCATGAGATCCAGTTACATATAGTACTTGACCTTTAGTAATCTGTGCTCCAGTATTATTACGAATTTTTTTATACATCGCCTGACCAACAGCAGCATTGATATGTGCATCAATACCAACCATTAGAGTAGAATATTCTGTATCCCAATGAATTCTACCTAACTGCGGAGTAACTACAGCAGTAGTAGAAAAATCTATAAACTCAACACTTGTTAACTGAGTTAAGTTTATTGCATCTACAATAGACTGTAATACTTGTAGTTGACCGTTGGTATTCTTAGCATACTTTTCTAATTCGCCATAATATCCAAATAAGTTATTAACTTGTAATTGTAGATCAATATCTTTATTCTCTGAAGTACTGCGTAAGGTTACTTGATTTAGGTTACTTAATCTTCTAGCAAAAGCAGATTGCTTTGGATCTGTCATCCCTTACACTTTCTACCTTTGGGACAAGCTTTCTTAGAACCACCAGGCCCTGCCCAAAGATTCTTACAGGCCCAGTATCTAGCACTTAGTTTATTATCCGCAGAGTCGCAATTATGCCGTGCTTTGAAAGACTTACGAGCTTCCGAACTATAGTTGTGACCATAACCTGTTGCTCCAAAATGAATGATCTTTTCTTGTCCATTGGCACACGCTTTAACCATTTTCTTCTTACCTGGTGAGGTAGAGGCTCTTGGTTTATTACAAGGCATTGATTTTTTATCTGGTCGTTTAGCCATTTGGTTGTCCTCCTAGCATCTGCATAGCTTGTTGACTGATTTCTGGTGGGATATTTGCTCCACCAGTCTGCATTAGATCTTGCTGAGCAGCACCACCCATAGCCTGAGCAGCAGCACCAGCAAACATCTTCTGCATTTCCATTTGTTGCTGAGCCTTTGCCATTTCCATCTTTTCTTTTTGAATCTCTTGAGCAGAGCGTACCCAGTTATTAGCATCAAATCCCATAGCCGTGATCAGGGCTCTAGCATAAGCTTCCCACTTAAAGGACGAAGCAGCCTCTGGTGGCAAGTTGCGAACCATCTCACCCATTTGGAGCAGTTTAGTGATATCTGATTCACGGCTAAGGGACTGAAGACCAGTTAGAATCTCAATATTAAGGATTCCATTATCTTCGTTAAATTGATCCGCCATTCGTTGATCAATCTCGTTATTCTCAATCATTAGGTAAATAGTTCTGCGAATAATAGGAACCATAAAGTCTCTGGCAATAGCAGAGAATGTACCACCTAGGATTGTTTCTAGTTCGTTACCTACAGCTCGGACTGCTGTAGCAGTTACTCTATCTCCAGTTGGCATGGCAGCAGTTTGTAATAAGAAACCTTGTCCTACTTCCTTACGCATTGCATCAACAGCCGAAGCGCATGCCTGTAGTTGTGGATTGATTGTCTCACCTGGAGTAATTACAAACACATCGTTCTTTCTAGCACCAACCCACTGACCATTCTGTGCTACAGAAAGATCATCAATTTCTGTAATACCAGCAGGATCAACACCCATAAAGAATGTAGATCCTGCTGCCATGCCTTGAATCATGGCTCTACTATAGGATTCTAGTGTCCTGATATCTGAGTAAATATCTTCGACATGGCTGCGTCCATAGTCTTCGCCAGCCACACTAGCCCAGCGCAATAGCACATAAGGAAGAACAGAATAAAAACCTTTATCAATAAGTTGTCCTTCCAATTCTTTGTGGACTTCCCAGAGGTTTTCTTCATTCTGGAAGACTCGGACATATACCGTTTTAAATCCTGTTTGGTTTTCCTCGCCCGCAATGAAATCATAGGCACTGGCTGGCTCCTCGTTGCTAGGTGAAATGTATTCTAGATAAATAAATTCCTTGACAGCACCATTAACATCACGACGAACAACAAATTGATCAAGTCGGATAACACGGAATGAGAAATCATTTTCCATTACAATCAATACATCCCCAATTACAATTAGATGTTGCATTGCAAGATATGAAATTTCTCGTAGGTTATTTGAAATTAGTTTACGATATACTTGAAAAGACAATTTACTAAGATATTCAGCAATTTCTGGAGTTGGTTCTCTACCATTCTTTAAACCAAAGGTAAAGAATGGAGTATCATTAAGTGGGATAAGAACACTGAGGATCTTACTAGCTAAGGAGGTTACTCCTCTTGATTGAACAGAAGAGTATGTCTGAAAAAGATTATCTTCTCCACTAAGGGATTGATATGGCAGTAGGGTTGGAACTGTAAGGGCTGAACAAGCACGAGATTTGTTTAGCTTAGATTCTCTCTTTGCATTAAGAGTCCACCATCTATCTTTAATAGTCTTTTCAGAATTCATTGTCTCTCCTTATAGTGGTCGAGTTTCTTGCTCGTATCCTGGTCGTTCAATTGTTGGCATAGCGAGATTAAACCCACCACCAAACTCACTAGTATCTTGTTTAGTTTGAGCAGTCATCTCTTGAAAGACGGCTGATTCTTGTTGTTCTTGTTGCTTAATATTAGCAGCCTTAAGGTTGGCGGCTTCAATTCTTCTGGTCTGCTCGGCAATGCGTTCACGCTCACGCTCAGCTCGCATTCTATCTTCAGCTTCGCGTTGATATTGTTGTTGCATAGCCATTTGGCGTTCCATCATTTGTTCTTGTCTTCGCATCTCTTGCTCATAATTAATCTGTGGCATTTGACCACCGCCTTTAGCTCCCATTTATACCACCTCGCTTTTCTTGTTGATCCCATAGGGATTTAATTTTAGCAACAACTTCTAATTGACCAGCTTTAAAGCCACGATCATAATCTTTTAGCTTTAGATCGCTTGGGTTTAATTGAATCATCTTCTCCAGAAACTGAATCAGTTCCTTCGATATGAATATCTTTTCTTTCATCGTCTGTACTCATTTTCATTTTATGAATATAACTTAGGCATAAAAAAAGGTCAGGGTCCTTTACGGACCCCGCCTTCCATTTTCGTAATAATAAATCAAGTCTGTTCATTTTCTCTCACCATTATATTTAGGTGGAAATTTCTTTCACCAGGTTCAATCTTATTCTCAACTAATTGTTCTTTTAAGTTGTCTAAGAAAATTCCCACCATACCCATATTATGGAATCCGATATCTAGGGTGGCATTAGATAGCTTAACTAGTTTAATAGTTTCGGCTAACGCCTGATCCATATCATATTCGGACTCAATAAATCTTTGGGGCATGGCGACCTCCTTAAGTTAGCTCACAACCATTAGCCGAACAGGCTAGGGTTCTAGCATTAGTAGTGGTATCTTCCATCTCATATTGAGACAGAAGACTAAAATCAACGGTATCTGGCATCTTATCATTAAGCTTAATGAAGTCATCTTCTGAGATAGCTTCAAATGGAGCTTGCTGATATACATGGTTATCCTTCGGCAAGAAAGAAATGCCACTGACAGAATCCCAGTACTTCCATAACCAACCACCAATATGCAAGAACTCATCATCAGTATAGTTAACAGTAATACTAGGCTTATGATCGCAATACCATATCTGGTATGCTAACCATAGATTAAGATGCCCAATTGCATTTATCTGTTGTTCTGTAATTCCGAAATCAGCCTTGATTGGGAAAGAAAATACCAATGTATGATCTGGTTTCATTACACAATTTTCATGTGGAATACCAGAATCAATCATAAATCTTGCCATTGGTGAAGTCTTATCCATTCTAATTCGTCGGATATAGAACTTACTGTAGCGTGGATGTAATCCAGAAGCAGTACCAGCAACACAACTAGTAGTGCCTTCGGGCTTAATACAGGTAATAGACTTGGATGAATTGATTCCAAGATACTCAGACCATTTCTCATTGACTTTACGAGAAACAAACTTAAGTGCTCCAAGTAGTTTTGCCAATTCTTCTGGACCATTGCCACCATTTGTTAGATTATTATCAAAGATACCAGTCATTGAAACACCAAGTAGGCGTTCCTCTTCACAGTTATCCTTGAATGAATTATTACCGACAGATTCAAAGTATGTAAAATTAGTAAGAGCACTCTGGAGAGTACCTAGAATTGTAGCATATCGAATCTTATCAATTAACTGAGGAGCCTGATCATCTGGTCGTACAGCTACGGTAGATAGATTACAGAATTGATTGGGTCGTAGAATGATCTCTGAACATGGATTGGTCCCAAATTCATAATCAGTCTTTCGTCCAGCTTTTGCTGCAATCTTACGCATTGCTTCTCTATTACAGATACCCCGCTCACCAGAGCGAGAGTTGTAAAGAGATGACCATTCTTGCATGAATGAACCCATATCTGGTTTTGATTCATAAACGGCTGAGTTGTTAGCGAGTGCACGATGTCCTCCCTTTTCCCACCAGGGGCCACTTTTGGCATGTGCCATTTCATAATCATTAAGATCACTGAGTGAAATTAATGCTGAACGACGAACACCACCTGAGATAATTGAATCTGCAATCTGACATACTAGATCGTGTACCTCAAGTGATTTAAGTTTACGACCACGTGCTTCATAGAAACTGTTAGCAGTAAATTTAATCAGTCGAACAAAAGGCTCTGGACCAGAAGCACGACCACCAAAGGTCTTAAGTCTAGCCCCAGCAGGACGAATCTGACTAGTATCTACATTGAGATGATGACCCTGATATAGTTTATTAAGGAACTCTAGATAGGCATTAGCCCATCCTTCTCTGGAATCCTCAACAATAATATTGCCATCTGTCTTTACAATAGTATCTGGAACTACAGGAAGTTGATTAACATTGTGCTTCTCAACCGAGAATCCTACTCCAGTACCACAGGCTAGGGTATATAGGATATTAGATAAATCCGATGGTTGCTTAACAGCAACATAACAACAGTTATATGCAGCTACATCATCCTTATCTAAAGCAGATCCAGCCGTCATAAGGGCACGCATAGAGCCAAATACCTGACGATCTTTCATAGCCTTTCGGATATTACCAATCTCTTGCATTTCCTCAATAGGAACCTTATTAGGTAAATCTAACCTATTAATTAAATAGTCAAAATACCTATCTACTGCTTCTTCCCATGTCTCTCTACGGTTCTCATTAGGTAGCCAACGGCAATACTTATCTACTGCTACGAAATCTTCAAATACTTTGCTCATGAATATCTCCCTTATCTAAATCCAAAATGTTTCTAACTCCGTGGTTATTTGGACACCACAGATTGATTGTATTATTATCTTTGTCATAATCACCATGACGCAGAATACGAACGCACCTAGCTTGAGCTAGGGCAAAATCTTTACGGAACATATCAAGAGGACGCTTTTCCTCGGGTCGCTTAGCCCAATCTTCATCCTGATACATTTCCATAATCTTTGTGTCCCACTCTTCTTGTGGGTGTTTTTCCAAGAACTTCTTAGCCTTGGCAGGACCAACTTTCCAGAGGCCCCAGATATTATCTGTAGTATCTCCAGTCATCCATTGTTGATAGAAATACTTATCGGCCTCTTCTCCAGATACCAGGAGCGGTTCTGATTCCTTGTCTGGATTCCAGTGCCACCCAGGAATCTGTCTGAGATCCTTGTCTACTGTTACACCCACTGCCTGACCTGATGACACCAGCATTCCAATAAGATCGTCTGCTTCTAGATGATCTACACATCGTACACTGGTATTTTCCACTGCATAGATTGTTTCCAATGCAATCGGCATAGAATCTGGGGACTTGAAATCCTCCCTGTGTTTCTTGTACTTTGGCCAAAACATCCTCCTAAAGTTCTTATTGCGTGGACAAGACATAGCTACATAAACAGTATCTACACCTTGGGGTGTCCAGTTTTTGATATCTTGATTGATACGACCAGGTAGGTCTTCAATACCCTCGGCATCAGCCCAAAAGGCTGCCCTATAGGCAATGATATCTCCATCAAGAATTGCTGTTGTCGGCATCGTCATTATATTCCTCAAGTTCTAAATAACCCAACTCTAACCAATATTCGGTTGCTTGCTTAGCAATATGCTCTAGGTCTGCAAGATCACCGTCGTTTTGAATAACAATATCAAATAATTCTTCTGCTTCATTTTGTTTAGCAGGAATTAGTAAATCTTTTTCAACTTGGTTTGCAAGTTGTTCGCTTTCGTGATTACGCCATTCAGCTTTATGTTCTTCAAGTTTACGAATACCGTGTGAAATAAAGATCTGTGTAGCAACTAAATCACGACCAAAAGCAAGTTCATTCATGTAACGTACATCATCTTGAATGATTACATACTCATAGTTTGTTTTCTTAGCTGCTTTATTATCCAATTCTTTAATCATATATTCTTGGATTGTCTCATAGGACTTGACTACCCAATAGTCAGGATCTTCTGCGCGTTTAGTAGCACCAAGTTCTTGACAAAAGTTTCTGTAAGCAGATGAATCTTTTTCTTTAGCAAGACCATTTGTTGCTGCTTGCTTTTTAATAGCATCAGCAAATGGAAGTATTACAGGAATATAACCAAGTTCAAATGAATACTTGGCAATTAAATGGGCAAGGGTGGTTTTACCCACCCGACCCTTACCGCTTAGTTGAATGACTCTCATTATAAATCTCCTGCCAATGTCGAATAATATAACCTAATCCGATTTCTCCACGGTTGTATTCAACTACAATAGGATGATCTGGGTTAGAAGCTATAAACTCGTTTACTTGTCGCATAAAGTAAACCGCTTCAGTCATTGTCGCCTCCTATAATATAACTGAACATACCATAAATACTAGCAGCAAGGAAGATTAACGAACAAATTAGAATAATCTTATTCAATGTTTACCTCTATTTACAGACTTAGATACGACACGAAGGTTTTTTGAGGAATTGTTTCTAGGATTACCATCCTTATGATCAATATCCTTTCCATCGTGCTTCTTTACAGTCCCTTTCTTAAGGGCCTTTCGACGTACCTTATTACGGTGTGCTCGATCTTTTTTGGATTTAGTAGATGATTGAAACTTAGCATACTCGTCTTTATAATCTCTAGCCATTAGTGTGTCTCCGACCAGTTGTTACCTACTTTGAATTCTGCTTCGATCATGCAATTGCTGCGTAGTAAATCACCAGCAGTAGTTGCAGATTCGCAGAGGATATTACCGACTTTGTTAGCTACATCAGGATGACATTCTACTTGTAGTTCGTCATGCACCGAGGCAACCCAATTAAACTTATCTTGACCAATCTCCATCCGTAGTCTTTGATCTGCAACACAGGCCCAAGCCTTGGCAATGTGAGCACCAGAGGATTGTAGCAAAGTATTCAGAGCAGCATGTTCCTTACGGACATAGACAGGACGCCAGTTGAATGGCTTGACATAACCCTTGTCCAAGGTATCGAATCGACAATTCTCAATCAACTTCTTGAGTCCAGGGATGTTGCTTAGTAGTTTGTTCTTGGTTTGCTTTGCCTTGTAGACAGAAGCACCAATTGTCTTTGCAAACTTCTCATCACCACCACCATATAGGAAGCAATAGATACCAGTCTTGGCTGTGTTCCTAGAGTCCAGTTCCATAGCCTTCTGGTTGTGAGTGTGGATATCACCTTCACAAACTTCCTTGGCATAGGTTCCGTTGTCGAATGGATACAGATAGTGTGCAAGCATTCTTAGTTCTAGACCCTTGAGATCGGAGCCAACCAATACCCAACCAGCCCTAGGAACAAACAGTGCTCTTGCTCTGGGATCAGAGTGGACTTGCTGGATGTTTGGTTCTTTGCTTGACATGCGACCAGTCACAGCACCAAGGGTATTGATGTATGAATGGATTCGTTTGTCACGGCTTACCTTAGCACGGCCTACCCAATCGGACACCTGACTCATTAGTTTAATGAGATCGAAATACTTGCATAGGGTCTTAGCTTCTGGATACTCTAGGTTAGATAGAACTTCATGGTCCACCTTGGGGTTTCCTTTGTCGGTGGTAGTTGGTTCCCATCCATACTTTTCTGTAAGACGTTCTGCGATTTGTTGTCGAGAACCTGGATTGAAGACTTCGACTTTATCCTTGAGTCGTTTTCCTGTTTTCTCAGAATGTCTAACAATGATCTTGTCTGGAAAGATTCTTCGCATTTCATCTTCGATTTGTGATTTCTCAATCAGCAACTCCATCTCTAGTTCTTCGGCTTTGTCTAGGTCAAAGCTAAAGCCAGCTTCAACCTGACGCTTGATCATATCTGCAACGACATGTTCCATCCTGACAGCACGACTATATTGAACCATGTAGTCTTGCTGAGCAAAGTGATCCCATATCTTGGCAGTTACAACTGAATCCTGTAGACAATACTTACCCATCTCTTCTGTATAGTAATCCCAACCACCCTGATAATCTATTTTACCTTCTCCAAGATACTTGCCCCATGCCATTAGGGAATGAGATTGATCTGGTGTAGGTGGATTGTCTCCATAGATCATCCGACTGAGTATTAGTGTATCCAGTACTTCTGTATATGGTTGCTTGTTTAATGGGCCATATAGTCTTTCAATGAGTGGAATATCAAAGGCATAGATATTATGACCAATGATTAGTTCCGCATCACGAAGGATTTGGATACCAGCATCTAGATTATCCTGCTCAAATAACAGGGATTCTCCAGTTTCAATATCCTTAATAGACATACACCAAATCTTAGTAGCTTCTGGTATGTATGTATCTTTCTTACCAGCAACTACTTCATTAAGACCATTGGCCTCAATGTCAAACACTAACTTGGTCATAGCGATAAAGCACCTCTCCTTCAGGGGTAATTACAAACGGTACATCCATAAGCTTGGATGTCTGGTCGTTGTAGAACAGAGCCGTAGCAATGCCTCTACGACCACCCTTACGATTCTTTAGGACTCGTACATTAGTGGTATTACAAGTAAGTGGATCTGGGTGTTGAGCATTACGCTCAAGGGCAAAGACATTATCTGCAATCTGAGCAAGAGAACCTGAGCCACGAAGATCGTTAAGGTTGATTCGATCACCCTCGTCTACGTTCTTGTCAGTCTTCTTAATATGAGCAATGACATGGAGTGTAACACCAGTGCGCTCTACCAGTTCTCGCAGCTTCTTCATTACCGAGTCTAGAACAAGTCTTTCATCGTTACCAAAGTCACTGCCAGAAGAAAGCAGCATATTACCAAGGAGAGTGATATGATCAAGGAAGATGACTTTGCAATCAAGACCAACAGCCATATACTCAAGACGATTAATAATATTGTTGATATTAGAATTGCCAATATGGTCATAAAGGTATAGTGGTTTGGAACTGATGTATGTCTTTGCTTCGGCGTATTCTTCCTCAGTTAGATTATCTTCTACCATATCAACGATAGACTTGTTATTAGATTTGCGTAGCTCATTAAGCTGACGTTGAGACATGATCTTGCGGACTGGTTTGCCAATCTTAAGAGAAATTAGGTCATCAACAGTTTGCTCAGGTGATTCTTCTAGGAATACAGCACCTACAGCACGACCATGGTTGAGATGATCTACTACAAGTTCACGGATAATGGTAGACTTACCATGACCAGTGGCACTAGTCCATAGGTTAAGACGGCCAGAGTCCTGACCAATCATGAATGTAGTTAGCGAGTCCCACGGATACTCGTATACCTGTACGGATGAATTCTCATTCTCAGATACGACTTGACTGACATGAAGAATACTATCGGGAGAGTACGTCTTGGCATTCCAGTAGGCTTGCAGGAGTTGTGCAGCCTCGGCATGTACAAGCATCTCATTGGGATCCTTGCGTGGGAGAGACATGATCTTGACTTTCCCAGGAGGCAGTATTTCAGCCACGTCCCGTGCTGCCTTCTGCCCTGGATCGTCCATGTCGAAGCAGAGTACGATGGTTTCGAACGAGGAAAGATAATCATATTGATCCTTTACACAGCGTACAGCTGAATTGACTCCGTTGGGAATGGAGACAACTGGATACTTGTTGTCAAAGAGTTGGGCCATAGTGAGACAGTCAATGGCTCCCTCGGTAATGAGAATCCTCTTGCCACCACTAGGAAACAAGTTCTGACCGTAAAACTGAAGGTTTGCTGTGTCTCCGATCCATGCAAACTTCTTGCCATCGTATCGAATATGTTGAGCCTGTAGTGTACCATCCGCACTGTAGAAGTTCTCAACTTCTGCTCCGTTGGCAGTGGTTGCATATCCATACTGTCTAGCAGTCTTCTCGTTAATTCGTCGGTGTGGTAAAGCCTGGATCTCACCAGTACGAAACTTCTCTGTGGTATATACGGGTGTTTCCTCTACGATTGTTTCCATTGGTTTGTTACCTCTTACATAAAATTCACAAGCATAACAATAGCTATGTCCGTCATCATAGACGGCTAGGTTGTTTCCTGATGTGTCATTACCTTGTGCTGCACACTTTGGGCAGCGTTTACGCGATACTACCTTTGATTCAGTTTCCATTTTGCTCCGATTGAAATAAAGTGAGTGGAATTAGTTTGTCCGTGATTCCATCTTGTTCCATAAAGTGATTACAGATTCTAGCTGTTTGGATTTTGTACTCAAGTTCTGACATATTGGTATTATCAAAACTAAATCCAATTTTACAGTAATCTGGTCTAGTGTCATATATTTTGCAAAGGTTGTTCTCCAGATGTATGCAAGAACCATCTTGCTTTATCCATTCCTTTGGAAAGATATTTGACATAAATACTCTACGACAACATGAACCACACGATGTACATGGAAAGTTCATAATGCCCCCAGCAGGGATCGAACCTGCGACCAACCGATTAAAAGTCGGTTGCTCTACCAGCTGAGCTATAAGGGCGTACTCGGGTGCTTGGATTCGAACCAAGACAAAGAGGACCAAAATCTCTGGTGCTACCATTACACCACACCCGAATAGCTTCGGGGGGACTTGAACCCCCACGCCTTGCGGCTACGGATTTTAAGTCCGCTGCGTATGCCATTCCGCCACGAAGCCAAGGGACTCACTTGTGGTGAGTCTTGAAATAGTTGTTCCAGTAATTTGCCTCAGTCGCCATATTGCGCT